ACTGAAAACAAATATGAAAATAGCAGAATACTTTGAACATAAATTCAAACTCAAAAATGAGATCACAAGAAAGGATTTAATTGGTACTAAGCAAACAGCTTTTACTGCATCCCAGATTGATACTGAAATCAAACGTCAGATGAAAGCTGGTACTATTGAAAGAGTTTCTAAAGGTGTATACAAAAGAATAGTTGACATCTCCATTGAGCAACAAGCACTTGATGCAAAAGAAATAGCCAAGCACATTAAGCGGTCTCAGAAACGAGCTAAAAGAATTACACGTAAACATAAACTATATGTGAGAGGTTGGAATGACGAAATCAGAAGACTAGATAAGATTTCTCCAGAAATTTATGGTCAAATTATTTTGCTATTCTTACAAGGAAAAGGAGAAGATAGATATGCCTTATTGAATAAAGGTACTGAACACTGGTCAGATCTTAAGGGGATCTCTATGCCACTCGATCTGAAGGATGAAGGTTTATTTAAGAAATTACAGAAAGTTCTTAAGGACACTTCTAAACGCATTACAGTGTACTATAATGGTTCTTGGAAACCTTTAGTAGAGGTGCACATGTATGTTCCGAGGTGCACATGTATGTTCCAGAAGCTCAAATGGAAGAAAAGATATAAAGGAGTTTCTTTAGTATACCCTAAAAGAAGAGAAGAAAAAAGAAAATAAGTAACAGCTTTTAGTAACCAGAAACCCATAAAACTACATGAATATAAACGAACAGAAGATGAGCGATAGAGGCTCAGACAAGGTTTGGAAAACTATTAGGGACAAAAACGGTAATTTCAAGAAGGTAAGCAATACACAGATTGGTCAACAGTTATTAGTTGATGAAGGTCTAAGGATCTTACCTTCAATTATGGATTGGATCAAAAACGGGTCTTCAAAAGTGGATCGTGTACAACTAAATGAATTCTTCACTGATGAAGATATCGTATTAGAAAAAATTGTGCAAACTTTTCTACTGTTAGCTGGATCTATTTACACAACTCCAATGGAGAAAAGATGGAGGCAAAAAGAGATTGGAGCACTATCTACTAAAGTACTACCTGAACTACCATTTGAAATTGTATGGAGATTTGTTGAAATCATTATAGATTACAGTGAGTTTTTCTCATCAGAACAGCAACTCGTACCAGAAGGTAAGCTATGGAAAACGAGAATAAAGTACACTTGTGATCTAAGTGAAACAATTTTAGCAAAAATTGCTGCAAAAGCAACTATTGCATTCTTTCCTTTACCAATGCTGAATCCACCAGGAGACTGGGAATTTAAGGATGGTAAAATCATTGGTGGTTACGATACTACTCAATACGAGATGGTTATGAGTACCACTAAGGACATAGATTATAATCTATTTTCAGAAGATATTTTTAGAGCGATAAATTACATTCAAGCTGTACCATGGAAGATCAACAAAACTGTGCTACAACAAGTAAAACTTGATTTAAAAATACCTAAGAGAGAAGATTATATAAAATCTGAATTCCCAGATGTAGAAGGTTGCGAATTCAATATTGACATTAAGGACGAAAACTGTGAGTTATCAAAGAGAGAAATTGAAAAGGTAACAAAAGCTAGAGATGTATTCAAAACTAAAATTGAGATCTATAATGCTGAAAAGAAAGAATTTGAATCCAATGTTGGAAAATACAGAAATTCAAAAATGGCAGTTGAAATTGCGGAGCAATACGAAGATGATACAATTTGGTTCCCATATTTCTACGATTTCAGAGGACGAATCTACCCATTGTCAGTTGGGCTATCTCCACAAGGCTCAGATCTGGTTAAATCATTGCTTGAATATGCTGAAAATGAAGAGTTAACTACAGCTGGTGAAAAGTGGTGTTGGTCTTATATGGCTTCGTTATACGGAGATGACAAAATACCATTTGAAGAACGAGTTGTTAGAGGTTTAGAGTTATTAGATGCTGACTACAAAGAGGCAGATGAGCCATACCAGTTCTTGGCTCACCAACTGGAGATGCAGAAATACGTGGACAATAATTCATACATACCAAAAATTAGGATTCACCTAGACGCATGTAACTCAGGAAGTCAGTTTACATCTGCCATTACGAAGGACAAGGCTGGATGTATAGCAACCAATGTTATCCCCACCTGTGATGCTGACGGTAAGCAGATTAGGAAGGATGCGTACTTATTGGTAGCAAATAAGTCTATTAACTTAACAAAAGAGGCTATAAAAAATGACGATGCGAAGGATCCAATAAAAAAACAGTCATTACTTCTCATAAAGCAAATGTTAAAAAAGAATGGCAGAAAAATCTGTAAGAGACCTGTAATGGTATCAAATTATGGAGGTACTAATGAAGGTAGAGTCAAAATTATGGAGGAAATGTTTGTTGAGTTCAAGGTTGATAGAAAAATAGGTGATAGGAAAGCAGCTCATGTATTCTCGAAAATTGTTGGTGATTCTATTGTTGGGGTTCTAAATGGTGGAAAGGCGTTTGAAGGATATATTCAGAAAATGAATGGTTTGATTGCAAGAACTAATAAGCCAGTAATTTGGAGAACAGCAGATGGTTTTCACGTAGTTCATTTTAAAAACAAAGAACTAAAGACGAAAAGAATCTCATGCTTATTACCAAACTCTCGTAAGAAAACGACGATAATTAAAAAGTTGTATTCCAAAAAAGCTAATGGAGCAAAGATGAGGTCAGCAATAAGTCCAAATTATATTCACAGTTTAGATGCAGAATTACTGAGAATGGTAGCATTACGACTTGAAGAAGAAGGTATATATAACACAGATTGGATCCATGATTCATTCGGATGTAGTCCAAATCACGTTGATATGTTATTGCAGATTACTAAAGAAGAATTTTTAAAGTTGATTCAGAGTGATCCTTTGAAAAGACTTGATGATGAACTTAGAAATCAAATTCCCATTACAAAATCTAATGAGAAAATACTGAGTCAAATCTCACGTCCAGACTTAAGTAAAGGTGAGTTTAGTGACGAAGATTTTAAGCAAGTATTGGATTCGAATTGGTTTTTTAGTTGAAAAATAAAACGTTGATAACCAACCACATACTTTTAGTATACCCTAAAAGATATCGGAACACGCGTTTTTGATATCACTTTGATATCAAAATTAGATATTGATAAAGGGTTTTTGTTAAAAGAGAATTTTCAGTGCGTATGTCAACAAATGGTTTCTACTTCTTGCCGGAAGTACGTAACCGCACTAGGTATTTTAATGAAAAGCTCATAGATATAAAAGCTGGATGCATTAGGCAGGAGAATCGAACCTCGATCCAGCTCAATTCTTTTTTCATTTTCATAGTTTTAGTTTTTAAGGGTGAAGCGACTTGTTTAACTTGTTTAATCACCCTTATTAAAATAAGAATATCAAAGAAGACGGCAATATTGCCACAAAACCATCTAAAAAAAATCGATGGCATATACAAAAAGAATACCAAAAAAAAGAAACAAAAAGAACAGAAAGAGGTTTATTGGAGTAGACGTATGGAGATCACAGTTTGGCGCAGTAAGTGTTAGAGCGATCTTCGATGTATACTCTCAAAAATTCAATGTGGAAATACATAATATGAAAAACTATTCATTCTCACATTGTGTAAATGCTTTAAGATTACTGGAAGATCCAGAATATAAGGCACCAACAGATTCTCGTTCTTATTAATGAAATAAATAATAAGACTTTATGGGATTTAATATTCAGCGGCACAAAGAGTTGACGCAAGTCGAGACTCGCCAAGACACCGCTCTCGGCATAATGAGATGGGGTACTGATAATTCATTCCCACAAACATTAAAGAATTTAATTGAACAATCACCATCATCAAAGCCAGCAGTCAAACGAACAGCAAAGTTCTACAAAGGCTCTGGTTTTGAGGGGGAAAATGAGGTAGTTAGTCCTTATGGATTAACCTTAAAACAAGTAGTTGCTATAATGGCAGATGACTACGCTACTTTCGAAGCATTCGCTTTACAATGTAACTTTAATATCGATGGAGAAGTTACGAGCATTAATCCAATGAGGATTACTGATCTAAGATTTAATCAATTTGATGAATTAAATTTTGCATCAAAAATTGGATATCATGAAAACTTTGGTAGAAATTCAGAAGTAACAAAAACTGTTGTTAATACTGTAACCAGAAATAAGATAAAATGGATTGATAGATTCAATCCAGCTGTTGTAAAGAAACAGATCTTAAGGGTAACTAAAGACAAAGAAAAAGATCTAAAAATTAAGGATAGGTCTAAAAACGAGATGGCTCAACTGTTATCTGGTGTTAGCGACTATAATGGTCAAATACTCTATCATTCAGAAGCTGGTCATTCAAGCTATCCATTACCACCATTACAAGCACCAGTTAATTTTGTATTAGCTGATGTAGAAAATTCTGTATTGGTTAGAAAAGAAACCTCAACAGGATTTATTGACACTTGGTTATTAAAAACTGCTATGGATTCTGAGGATCCAACATTAGAAGCTTTAGAAGATGCTATTGATAGT